ATACGTTAAGCACTACAAATATTCCAAGCGGAACGAGCGAAGATATCATAGCGCCTGATGCAACATTCGATATTAACGGTGTGCAGGTAGCTACTATTCTAAGCGGTGGCAGTGATTCAATAGAGGTGCGCCGCGCAAGTGGCTCAACTCAAGTCGGTTCGCTTCAAGGTCAACATTGGAGGGTAGCCAACACAACCGTTCAACTTCGCGATTCAGCGAATAACAATATAGGCTCAGCAAATTCTTATGGAGCAGAATCAAGCAACAACTTAACCGCCCCCGATGGCACGGTAACGGTAAGGCGCGATGGGGTGTTTTTTGCTACTCAGGTGGTGCGGTCAAACGGGACAGAGACTGTAAACGTGCCGAGTGTAGTATCTACTCCAAAAGGTCAAATGCCATTAAAGACATTCCAAACAACGCCACAAGGCAGCGGAACGGATGGCGACTTAGAACAAGGCTACGGTGTTTCTTATGGTGTACTACCTTATAACAATCCGTTTGGAAACACCAACCGATTCACAGCGCCCGATGGAAGCCAAACGTACACGGATGCAATAGCCTGCGATTGGTTGACTTGGAATGATTCAACCAATACGGTTTTAATGATTCATTTCGGTAGTGGCGCACTTCAAGTTTTAACAACCAATAGAAGTTTAGCAGATGGAATAACCTACATCAATACGCTTACAGTTGGCGGGTATTCAGGTTGGAACATGATTAACAAAAACCAATTGGAAAACATAGTTGACAACGAAGTAAGTTTGAATAATTTAAACGTAGCACCTTTCAATATTGGGGCGGTTACAATTCAAACAAACACAGCTTACTCAGCAACCAATAGAGTAATCAGAACTGCTGCGGGGTTAATGAATTTATCTACTTCAACAGCCCGTACATTAGCAGTTAGAATAGGCACAGTTTCAGGAACAGTAATATCTTAGAACATGAAATATAAATTTGAAAATTATAACATTGAGATAGTTGACCCTACAATAGTTAGGCTGCAATACTCAGGCGAACACGGGTCGAACTCTATGCACGTTATTGCCACATTAGAAACTCCCGACGGTTCACGCTTTGGCGGCATTGACTTGGGCGTGTTCGAGTACGGGAAAACATACGAAGATGCCGATGTTATGGCGTGGGCAATTGCTGAATTGGAAACGTTCAAAGCATGAAAACATTAATGACCTTAGCCAATCATTGGGCGTATTTGGTAACGTTTATTTTGGTTTTTTTTCAGCCTATACAAGGCTTGTTCGTTTTGGTGGGTAGCATAGTGTTTATTGATATGGCGTTTGCTGTTTACACGAGCGTGAAGATGCAAGGATGGGCAAGCATACAATCGGGTAAGCTATTCAATACCGTGCCTAAGTTGATAATGTACTTTTTGGTCCTTATGGTGTTTCACGCGGTTGATGTGCTAATTCTTAAAGATGGTTTGTTCTTTGGTATTCCTGAGATTACAGCCAAGTCAACTGCTATATTTTTGACTTTTATCGAGTTCAAAAGCATTGACGAAAAGGTGATTAAGTTAGGCAAAACAAGCCTATTCGAGCAGGCAAACAAGTTTTTGAAATCGTTATTAAACTTCAAAAAAAACATTAACCAATGAAGTACAAAGAGGTTTTCAGAAACAGTCCGAATAGTAGCCGAACAATGAAGCCTGAAGGCATTGTGTTACATCACACCGCTGGGGGGTATTCAGGGAGCGTTGCATGGTGTTTGAACAAAGATGCTAAGGTGTCCTACCATTGCATCGTAAATACTACGGGAGAGCGCACCGTATTGGTTGCTGACAATGTTCGCGCATGGCACGCGGGCGTATCTTCATTTAAAGGAAAACCGAATTGCAACAACTTTTTATTAGGCATCGCAGTTTCGGGAAATACCAACGAGCGCGAATTGACAAATGAAGAAACAGAATCGGTTGCTGAATGGTGTGTGCGAAAAATGAAGTCTTATGGCTTTGGATTGGACCAAATAACAACGCATCGAGCGATATCACCAAACAGAAAAAACGATGTTGATCAACGTGCCGAAAAAAGAATCAAAGATAAAATTATTGAACTGTTAAAATAAACAACTACATTTGCATCTCTTTTCATCAATTGTTTAGTTTGAAAGCCCGCCTCATCAGTGGGCTTTTTTTGTGCATTAGAAAATAATTTATTTTTTTTTACATTTTGTATTGTCATTTAAAAATAATGTATATCTTTGCTGCATAAAACTAAACAAGATGAACAACTTTGAAAAAACATTTGAAACACGCTACGGAAACCAAATAGCCGAAACACATTACGCAGTTGAGTTTGCAGGCTTCGGAACATGGTCACTAATATGCAACCTTAACTTTGAAGGAGAACGCGAGTTACACACGCTTAAAACGCACGATTCAGAATGGATTGATGAACTGACCTATTTGCAAGGCGAAGAGAAACAAGATGCCATTGCTGAACGCTTTTGGGCACTCGACACGAAGCAAACGGTTTTACATTCTGTTGTAGAATGGATTGAAACGGAACTTGAAGAAACGGATGAAGAATGTAACCTTTGCGCTGGTGATGGCTCGCGATTGGTTAACACAACACGCTTTGACGATGGGAGCGGTGACGACTACGACAGTGACGATGTGGAGTGTTCACGCTGCGAGGGGCGTGGGGAATGTTCTAAGGTTAAGAATTATTAAACGATAAACTAAACAAAATGAAAACAGGTAAAGCAGTAAAAGTAAATCTTCCAAATTCAAAATATCACGAAAAAAGAGGCTTTGTAGTAAGTTGTAATGCTCACGAGTCAGTAGTCGACTTCAAAGATGGCACAGTTAAGAAAATAAGAAATAGGCATTTAGTTGAGATTGCGCCTTATACGGATATGAGCATCCAAAACAAGGTAGCCATTTCAATCAAATCTGACTTGGAAATACAAGTCGAATTTATCAAAAGGCAAATTGCTGAGGCTGAAAAATATCAAACTCAGTTTTCGGATGGATTTATTTTCGCCATGAATATCATGCTGGGCAATATTAATGACTTGTTAAACGGGAAATCATTAACTTTAAACAATGACAACTAAACAACTTTGCATCAAACTGAAATGCAACCCGCACCAATTGACACGTGTTATCAAAGTCAAAGAATTGAATGTTGAGCTAACCAAATCAGGCTATTGGTTCACACCTGAACAAGCTGAAATAATAGCTAATGAGATTGAGCGTATCGCAAAAATGCCCCGCGAAAAACAAGAATTTCTGAAACTGTTTTGGAATGAAATTAAGGACGATTTTAAGCGCAAAAAGATAGTTGAAATGTACGCTACAAAGTTTGATATTAACCCAGCAGCAGCATCTACTCAGGTGAACAAATTTCTGCTTGCTGAGAGCCAACGGATATGCAAGGCGAACAAGCCACGTATTGAAGTGCGCGAAGATGGAGCGATTGTGCACGTTTTTCAAAGTAAAATTAACTACGCATGACCCTACTCCCCTTCATTATAACCTTCCAATTCACGTTCGTTAGTGTGAGCCACTACTATCCAAGCGTAGCCCAATGCGATGCTGAGCCGCTTATAACAGCCGACATGAGCCGAATCGACACGGTGGCGCTTAGAAACGGTCAACTGAAATGGTGCGCACTTAGCCGCGATATGCTGAAACGTTGGGGCGGTCAATACGATTATGGTGATAGTATCTATGTGAGTGGATTGGGTTGGTACGAAGTACACGATTGCATGAACGCACGCTGGAAACAAAAAATAGACATCCTGAGTTACACGCGCACGGGCTACACGACAAGCGCAATTGTAGAAATTAAAATAAATTAGAATATGGAACACTTAACAATGTCAGAATTAGAAGCATTAGGCTTCGAAATAGTAGAGTCTTTCGAGCATGATGAATGGATGACTCAAAGAAGACAAAAGGGCTGCATAACAGTTGAAACAACATGGCTCAAGTCTGGCGAGTTTGTTAGTCAAGATTTGTGGGTTGAAGAAGTGATGTGTGAATCATTTACCAAAGCAGATTTGTTTGTATTGGACAAAATCCTAAACCAATGAAACCAACCCCTAACGACATCAACACAGCCCTTCGCGTGACCTTATGCGCGGAGGTGTTGCTTATGCTACTCGAAGACGTGGAGAACACTAATTTTTTTCGCGGCTCAGTAAAGGCATACACAAATAACGCTATTAAGCATTTCGGAGCGATTTCTCGCACTTTTACGGATAACGTGGATAAAGACGAGGCTAATCAATACGGATTGATTACGGGCGAGATTTACCGTAAATTTAAGGATATTGAAATAAGTTTAGAAAATCCGAGTGAGTAACGGATTTATTTGTATATTTGCAACAAATACCTACCAGTATGAAAAAGAAATTATTTGAATCCTTGCATCACAACACAGCCTTTGGTAGGGGCGTTTGGGGTGCAGGGATTCACCTTTTAAATACCTACCAAAATGGCAACAGGAAAAAAATCATTTGTACTTTATTCAGACCAAAAAGAATTGTTTGAATCACTACCTGACGAACAAGCAGGAAAGTTGATAAAACACATTTTTAAATACGTCAATGATGAAAACCCAATAAGCGAAGACGCTTTGGTAAATTTGGCGTTTATATCGGTTAAGGCATCACTTAAACGCGACCTACAAAAATGGGAAAAACAAGTTGAGCAACGTTCGGCTGCTGGAAAAGCGAGCGCTGAAAAACGCAAACAATCGTTAACGGAAAGCAACGAAAATCAACGAGCGTTGGATTCCGTGCGCGAAACGCAACGAAATTCAACTGATAGTGTAAGTGTAAGTGTAAGTGATAATGTTAATGATACTGTAATAAATAATAAACCCCAAACCCCTAAAGGGGATTCTTTTGATTATCACTTTTCTCGATTGTTAGAATCAATTAACAATGCTTTTGGTAAACAGTACAGAACCATAAACGATAAAACGAAAGCCAAATACAAAACACTTCTAAAAAATTACAAATGGTCTGATGTGGTTAACGCAATCAAAGCGGTAAAAGATGATAAATTTCACATTGATAGCGGTTACAAATACGCCACACCTGAATTTTTTAGCCGACCTGATAAAATTGATATGTATGGGTTTAAGTCTGAGGTTGAAACAAAATATCAAGGCGAAAACGCGAAGTTAGTGAATTACGTTGCTAATTACTACAAGTCATGATTCTTAAGAGCGGACATAGCACCCAATATTTAACCGACTATTTGGACGGTAAAATAAAAATGGGCTTAGGATTAGACTGTGAGTTGGACGACAATCTACGTTTCAAACGTCAGCAGCTCAATATGTTCTTAGGGCATGACAACGTTGGCAAATCGTATTTCATGAAGTGGTACTATTTAGCCTTAGCCAGTCAACACGGTTTGCAGTTTTGTTTATTCATGGATGAAGACTATCACGGTCGAGTAATGCGGGACTTGGTGCAAATGTACACGGGTAAAGACTTCAAAAGCCTAACTCACAAAGAAGTGCGCAGGGCTGAGATTAGATTGGAGGATTGGTTTAAATTTATCGACAATTCACAGCGTTACGAACCTAAACAGATTACCGATTTATTTCTTGAAAGCCAAACCGATGTGTTATTAATCGACCCATGGAACTCGCTTAAAACTGATTTGAGTTATGGGAGTAATTACGAAGTCTTAAACGACCTCAAAATGATTACCAAGAACGAGAACAAAACAATCTACGCAAACTTGCACCCACATTCAGCGAGTGGACGACAGGGCGCTGTATATCCAAAAGACCACCAATGGGCTGGACAAGTTAGGCTACCGTTAAAGTCCGATGCTGAGGGTGGAAAAGCATTTGCAAACAAAGCAGATGATTTTGTAGTTATTCACAGACTAATATCCGACCCGTTAATGTGGAAACAAACACTTGTCGAAGTGGTTAAGGTTAAAGACGTGGAAACGGGCGGAAAGCCTACAATGTTTGAAGAGCCTATAATGTTGGACTATAATTTCGGACGCGGTTTCTTAGTAGGTAAAGAACGCAAAGATGTAATAAAGCGACCAACACCACCAACCACAAAACCGATGCCAGAAACAAACGTCGATGCGGTTGCAAGTTTTAGATTTGACTTTGATAATGAAAAGCAATTACCGCCAAAGGATAAAAAAGAATTTAACGACCCTGATGATATTTGGGACACAATACCGATGCCATAATGGAAAAAGAACAATTACAAATAGTAGCAAAGTTGGGTGTTAAATTAGCAGCGTATCAACTTGAAACAATTGCAAATCAAGTTAAGCTAAAGAATCCAAGTCATGAAATGATTGAAACGAACTTGACAATTGCAAAGGATTTAAATTACGCTCGTTTATACATTGTTGAATTGGAAAATGATTTAGGGGTATGCAGGGAGGTATCAATGCAGCATTTTAGATTAAACAATGAAAAGGATAAAGAAATTGAAACACTAAAAAAACAACTTGCAGAACTGAAAGATTTACTGTAAATTAGAAGCATGAAAATCACAATCATAACCACTCCCGAAAACGGTACTATCAAACGAAACAGACAAACGCTTGTTGATGCTTTGAAATCGTTTGAAGGCAAAGAGATTAGGATTACAGTTGAGCGCAACAGAAACAAGCGCAGCACCGACCAAAACAGATACTATTGGGGCGTGGTCGTTTCAATTTGGCGTGGTTTATTTCGTGATGAATGGGGGGATATATTGTCACCAGATGAAACGCATGAACGATTGAAAGAATTGTTTGGTCACAAAGACGAGCGAGTGATTGAAAGCACGGGAGAGGTGTTAAGCATAACACGCAGCACAACCACGTACACAACAACGGAAATGATGGAATACCAAACACGCTGCCAAAGAGAAGCGTTTGAAATGTTTGGCGCACACATTCCCGACCCAAATGAAGAATTAGAACTAAATTTGTAGATATGAAACACGAAGTATATTTTGAAATTTATGGCAAAAAATTAAAGGTAACAGTTGACGCCAAAGACGTTGAACAGGCTAAATACATAGTTAGGGGTGCTATTAAGTTTTATAAGGTTAAGCCAGTTAACGATGTGCCACATGAATTTTTAGATATTTTTAATGACATTTTTAACGGTAAAAAGTAATGCCACGCTGTAAACATTGCAAGACCACATTCACGCCAAAGCATTTTAACCAAAAGAACTGCATGGAAACAGATGATTGCGTAGGAGCGTTTCTAAGCGACTTAAGTAAGGCGAATAACACAAAGTGGCGCAAAGAGAAAAAAGAGCGCAAGGAAGCCTTAAAAACACGCTCTGAATGGATGCAAGACTTACAAGACGTGTTTAATACTTTCATTCGGACACGTGATAAAGATAAACCGTGTATAAGTTGTGGCACGTTTACGGGTAAAATGAACGCTGGGCATTACAAGAGCGTTGGTGGTTCACCTGAATTACGCTTTAACGAATTGAACGTACATAAACAATGCGAGTACTGCAATACACATTTGAGCGCAAACTTAATTGAATACCGTATCGGATTGGTAAAACGCATCGGAGTTGAGCAAGTGGAGTTTTTGGAGCGCAAAGACCACGCACCGCTCAAGCTAATGGTTGACGAAATCAAAGAGCAAATCAAGGCTTACAAGGAAAAGATAAAACTTTTTTAAATTTTTTTTACTTTTTTTATTGCTATGTAATATTTTTTATTACTTTTGTATCGTCTTAGCAACGGAGTTAAGGCGTAAAAACTAAACAACGATGACAAATTCAGGACTATTAATCACATTAGGATTTCAAAACACGGCAAACTTCACGAACAACGTTGCAAAACGTTTGCCAAACAGAGTTGAACAAGCGTACCTATCAAGTGTAGGCATGGAAAGAAAAGCTCCTGGTTCTTATAACTATTTTCTTGATATCGAAGTCAATGGTGAAATGACCACTTTGAGAAAGCATACAAACGATTCAATGGCTTGGGATTTCTATACAGATTTAGAAGATGGTTCAAGAGCCTTAAGCAACTTTAAAAAACAGGTTGTGTTAATGATTCTTGAAGATTGCAAAGATGAAATCATTGAGTTAACTGAAGAGTTAGTTTAACAAATCAAAACGGGGGACGCATCCATAACGCACAAATTAAACAAATAACAATGGCAAACAAGAAAACAGCGGGTCGGCATCCAAAGCCCGAAAGCGAAAAGCTAAGTCACGCTTACAGATTGGCGTTCAATGAATCGCAGAACCAAGCGTTAAAGGCTAAGGCTAAAAAAGTATTAGGAATTGAAGACGTACATATGTACTTACGCAGCCTATCTTTAAGGGACATTAACTAAACAAAACAAAAACTAAACAGATGGAAAAGACAATTTTACAAAAACTGTTTGATGCACAGCAGGAAATAGGCAAGGTAGTAAAGAATGCCAAGAATCCGCACTTTAAAAACACGTATGCAGACATCAATGCAATAGTTGACGCGGTTGAGCCTATTCTTAACAAGCATGGATTGATGTTGATACAACCAATTGAGGATGGTATCGTAAAAACAAAAATCATAAACGTAGAGAATGGTGAAACAATCGAGAGCGCAATGCCTTTGGTTATGAGTGGCACACCGCAAGCAATGGGCAGCCAAATCACCTATTACAGACGGTACACGCTTCAATCATTGCTTTGCTTACAAGTTGAAGACGACGACGCGCAAACAGCATCAAATCAAAAGCCAAACTTTACAGCGGCTAACTTCGCAGCAGCACACGCCAAAGGAAGCACTATTGAGCAAATCAAACAAGCGGCTAACGTAACCCCAGAGGTGGAAAAGGCATACAACGAATACATTAAAAACAACTAAACATGAAACAAGAAGAGATTTATCACAATGCCCAATGGGAACAAATGGAAGCCCGTTTAAGCATGAGTAAAAACGAAATCCAATTGGAAGCGCAGCACCAACTCCAACAAATTTTAGACGCTGGCGAAACAGATGAGTTCAAGCTATTAGCCATTACGGAGCGAAATAAGACGTTTTGGGACACTTTCAGCAGCGAAGTAAGGGCAAAGATTAACGACACCCCTGAGAAGTCTTACAAAGCGTTTGGTTGTGAGTTTGCAATAAGAAACACGGGAGACCGTTTAGACTACGCATCCGATACTATCTACGCTCAAATTCAAGAGCAACTCAAAGAAAGGGAGGCATTGTTAAAAACAGCGTTCAAATCAAAGCAACCAATCTACGACGAACACGGGGCAGAAGTGCCGAAAGTCCCCGTTAAAACTTTTGGCAAAGAAACATTAATCGTTAAATTCTAAAATCAATAAACAATGAGTAATTACGACAACACCAATACTGGTGCAATTTTCAAGAACGAGCAAAAGACTGGCTCGCAGCCCGATTATCGAGGCACAATCAATGTCGATGGAGTGGATAAGCAAATAGCGCTTTGGGTTAAAGATTCAAAAGCAGGTAAAAAATTCTTTAGCGCTAAGATTTCTGAGCCATATCAAAAAGACCAACAAGCACCGAGCGGAGGGCTTACAGTCGCGGACGTGGAAAACGATGATTTGCCTTTTTAAACCAAAACGGGGAGCGTAAAAACTCCCCCTATTAAACTAAACAAAAAATGAAAAAAGAACTTAAAGACGAATGGACACCAACAGTTGGAGAATATGTTGAGGTTTGTGACGATGGTAAAACTTGGTTTAAACATGACTACAAATTTATATTTGAACACAAGGGCGTTTATTACTGCGAAACATCAGATATTCCAAACCTATTGGCTTGGAAGTATATCAGACCGAAGCACGAAACAATGACCTTGCAAGAAGTGAGAGATGCGTTGGGTAAACCTAATTTGGTTATTGAGTAGTGATAACGTTTTGCATATATACGAGGTAAAAATTACGGATATGTTAGAATTAAATGTAGCACAAAGACGTTTCTTTATTTGGAAACTTGAATTATGGTGGATAGCTTTTGATAAAGCAGAATTTTATCCAGAAGGTAGAAAGCACTTAAAAGGTAATTGGTTTTGGAGGCAGTAGTAATTTTTATTTCTGCTAACGATTTGCAGCTACACGCTGAAAGGGATTTTAACCACATATTTTAATACGAAGCAATGAACTTAAATATAACCACAAAACTATCTGACGAAGCCGAAAGCCCTTTTTTGCGTGTAGGTGCTGTTACAGGAAGTACGGGTATCAATGTAGTATCTCTTTTCAATGGTATGGGAACTTTACGACAAGCATTTCACAATTTAGGAATACAAGTAAATAACTACTATTCAAGTGAAATTAAAACCTATGCTATCAAATTACAACAACATCATTTCCCTGATGTGATACAAGTTGGAGATATTAGAAATTGGAGAGAATGGAATATTGATTGGAGTACTATTGACTTTATAGGAAGTGGTAGCCCTTGCCAAGATTTAAGTTCATCAGGAAAAAGAGCAGGAATAAACGGAGAAAAATCTTCTTTATTTTTTACGTTTGTAGATATTTATAACCACTGCAAAAGTTTAAACCCCAATGTTAAATTTTTACAAGAGAATGTAGGAAGTGCTAATAAATTAGATGTAGGTATTATGAGCCGAGCATTAGGAGTTTACCCTGTTAGAATAAATAGTAGTTTGCTAACTGCTCAATTAAGAGATAGGTACTATTGGACTAATATAAAGACAAAAGAAACGATGTTTGATACTGTTTCTGATATACCACAACCAAAAGACTTAAAAATAAAATTACAAGATATAATTTTAAGTGGGAAAGTAACTAAAGAAAAATCAAATGCACTTATTCAAAGGTATATTGGTGCTTGTCCTAAAAGTGAAATTGCTCTACAAAAGTTTTTAAAAAATAGAGTTGATTTTGGTAGCTATTGTGAAATAATAGAAAATGATAAATTGAGAGTATTTTCAAAAATAGAGATGTGTAGATTACAAGGGTTTACAGACAATTATTGCGATATACTTTCAGAAGAAGAATCAGGAAGTCTATTAGGAGATGGATGGACACTGCCAATGATAGAACACATATTGTCATTTTATGCAGTTCCGTAGTATTTCCTGTAACTAACAAATACACGCTATTATTTAGCGCATATACAACATTTAATAATAACACAATGAAAACAACACTTATAATCCTAATTGCCATACTCGCATCATGCTCAACTGCATGGCACTATCAGAAAATTGAGCGCAAAGACCCTAATTTCTGGACGCAGTTCAATGACACGATTCAGATACCGTTCAAGACGTATGACACCATTTACCACGATGGTGACACGATAGCCATAATTGAGCGCATCGAGTACAGAGATACAATCATTCAGACGCGAACGATTAACCCGAAAAGCCGCTTTGATTACAAGGCACAACGCGACCAACTTAGGCACGAACTGAAAATGGAAAAGGAGCGCACTAAGCAACTCAAAGACGAGAATAAAACGCTGCGAACACAATCAAGGACAGAACGCACGGATATACGCCAAACGAACCGCACAGAGCGCACCGAAACAAGGCAGTCAGGTAAAACATTTCTATTGTGCCTTATATCATTTGTAATGGGCTGTTTGCTCGGAATGGCTTTTATGTTTAAGTACCGAACAAATGTTTTACGCTGGTTAAGGGGATTTTAATTACATTTGCCATGTGAACAAGGAAACAATCGACATTTTTTTTACCGTTAACGATTCAGAAATTGAATCCATAATCGCGGCTAATATGTCGAAGTGCAAGAGCCCAAACCGCGAAAGCATCAAAACAGACTTGTATTTAATTTGCATTGAAAAAAAACATATCATAAAAGACCTAAGCCTTAGCTGGATTAAGCATTTAGCAAACACAGAATATCGTTGGAAAAACAGTCAATCGAATAAAATAAATACTATATTTGCAAATGAACATGAGCTGAGCGCAGACATCGAGAGTGATGAATACTGCGAAGATGAACAAAATTTAGAATTTTCACTGGCAAAATACTTACTACAAGCCAAGCCATCTGAGAAACTATTTTTTGATTTATACGTTAACAAAGGAATACGGACAGTGCGAGGTGTGGCAAGATATTTGAATATATCACACCGTAGCGCATGGACTATTATAAATGATTTTAAAACTAAAATTAAAAGCTATGAGCGGTAAAGACAAATTAAAAAAAGGCACACAAGTTGAGCCACAAGTTGAAGTGAAGGAAGCGCCAAAGGCAAAGCCAGCGCCAAAGAATAAAACTAAATAAAATGAAAAGACTAATTTTAATTGCGGGACTATTTGCGCTCGCATCCTGCAAGAAAGAAACACCATCAACACCAATGTGTCAATGTAGAGAGGTTACGTTTATCCAAGGCAATCAAGGCTATTGGACTGAGCAAAGCAGCACAGCCAAATCAAGCATGGATTGTGGCTTAAATGGAACGGTAACGCAGACATGGAATGTTCAGCAGCCTGCATGGGTTGTTTACTACAAGAAACAAATCGTTTGTGAGTGATATTTCCAATGCTTTTGCACGTTGTATTATTGAAGATTCACGTGGTGTTTTCTTAGATAAAAATAACATCGGTTGGAGAATTGTAGATGGAGAATGGATAGGCAAAAGAACTGTTTGGACTTATGATTTCAGAGCGTGTTGGTTAGAGCAAACAACACGTGAAAACATCAAGTCTTGGTGGTGTGGGAAGGATTCGGATTATAACGAAATATTTAAAAACAATGGGAAGGCATAAATACATCAAAACACTTCGGTAATGAATATCGAAACAGTTAAAATATCAACGGTAAAATCAAACCCAAACAATCCGAGAGTAATCAAAGATGACAAGTTTGATAAGTTAGTGCAGTCGATTAAAGACTTCCCTCAGATGCTCGAAATACGTCCGATTGTAGTCAATGATGACATGATTGTTTTAGGCGGAAATATGCGCTTAAAAGCGTGCAAGGAAGCAGGACTTAAAGAAGTGCCAATCATCAAAGCGTCAGACCTTACCGAAGAGCAGCAGAGAGAGTTTATCATTAAAGATAACGTTGGGTTCGGTGAGTGGGACTGGGAGCAGTTGAAAGAATGGGATGGCGAAGAGTTGGAAGCGTGGGGATTGGATGTGCCTGAGTTTGAGGCAGACCAGTTTTTAGAAGACGAACAAAATGATTTATCAAGTAATATTGAAAATCTTTATAGAATTGAAGTTATTTGTAAAGATGAGGAGCATCAAGAAAACACATATAATAAATTAATTGAACAAGGACACGAATGCCGACTTTTGACATTATAAAAGAAGTTAAGCCAAAGCAAACATTTAGAGTTGCTTCTGTGATTGGTAAATTTGATTTACAATCTGAAAATGTTATTGAACAATTCAAAGGAGAAATTACGCTCCCTGAAAAATGGCAAATAGGTTTGATTGTAGGTAAAAGCGGAACAGGAAAAACAACAATAGCTACACAGTTATTTGAAAACGCTTACATCACTTCATATAATTATTCAGCAGAAACAGTTTTGGATGATATGCCAAAAGAGTGTAGTGTTGAACAAATAACATCGGCATTTAATTCAGTTGGTTTTTCAAGTCCTCCAAGTTGGTTAAAACCTTATTCAGTTTTATCTAACGGTCAAAAAATGCGAGTTGATTTAGCACGTGCAATTTTAGAAGAACAAAAATTTTTTGTATTTGATGAATTTACAAGTGTAGTGGATAGAAATGTTGCACAAATAGGCTCTTTTGCTATGCAAAAAGCAATAAGGAAAACAGATAAACAATTTATTGCAGTCACTTGTCATTTTGATGTACAAGATTGGCTCTTACCTGATTGGATTTTTAATACAGATACAATGACCTTTCAAAGTTTTGAGGGTCAAAAAAAAAATAGACCAGAAATTAAATTTGAAATATACCAAACAAGAGATAAGTCAATTTGGAAAATGTTTGCTAAGCACCATTATTTAAGTCATACACATAACAACACTGCAAATGTATTTATAGCGACAGTTAATGATGATATAGCAGGTTTTTTAAGTGTATTGCATTTTCCACATCCTAAAGTTAAGAATTTAAAAAAAGTTCATCGATTAGTTATCTTACCTGATTATCAAGGAGCAGGAATAGGGTTAAAATTATTGAATGAAGTAGGTACAGTTTACAAAAAAGATAAATGGAGATTTAATATAGCTACATCAGCACCAAGTTTAATAAACGCTTTAAAAAAATCAAATGAATGGACGTGTACACATTATGGAAGAAATACTCTACATAAAGGAGATGTAAAACGTAATGTTGGAAATTTAACAAGTGGCTCTGAAAACAGAATTACAGCATCTTTTGAATTAAAAAACAGGGATTAAACAGGGAAATTATGCCAGAAACTCCAGAACATAGTAAATTCAAAAAAGGTCAGTCAGGAAACCCAAACGGGCGCCCTAAGAAAATTGAAACCGTGCTGGCGGATTACTTTTTTTCTGAGCATAATTTGAAGCTATCGAAGACGCAAACGCAGGATATTATTCAAGTTATTTTGGGTAAGACAAAAAAAGAGTTGATGGATTTGGCTGCGAATGATGAGTTACCGTTTTGGGTTGCTTTGATTGCCAAGAAAGCGAAACGTGATTTTGAGAAGGGCAGCATACATATTCTCGATGTGTTATTCGATAGGGTGTATGGTAAGCCAAAAGAAGAAATTAGCCAAACGGTTCACAATGTAGAGATATTCAAAGGACTCGAAATTAATGTTAAAGAAGACGACAGCGCAGAGTAAAATTGCAGCACTTCGCAAACGTGTTCGCATTGTTCAGGGCGGTTCTAGTTCGAGCAAAACGTTCACTATTATACCGTTTCTAATCGACTACGCAAACAAGAACGCAGGCAAAGAAATAAGCATAGTATCTGAAAGCATACCACATTTAAGGCGTGGTGCAATGCGTGACTTCGTTAAGATTATGGAGTGGGTGGGCTTGATGGATTACTCAGCATGGAATAAGTCAACATTAACTTACTACTTTCCAAACGGTTCATTCATCGAGTTCTTTTCAGGCGACCAACCTGACAAGATGCGAGGCGCAAGGCGTGATGTGTTATTTGTGAATGAGGCTAATAACATAGGATGGGAAACGTACTATCAATTAGCGATACGAACAAGGGAGTTCATTTACATCGACTTTAATCCAACCGCTGAATTTTGGGCGCATACTGAGTTACAGAACCAGCCCGATGTGGACTTCATAATCCTTACCTACCGTGACAACGAAGCGCTTGAAGCGTCAATTATAAACGAATTTAAGAAAGCAGAGGAGAAAGCCAAAACAAGTGAGTATTGGGCTAACTGGGTACGGGTTTATGTGAATGGCGAAATAGGTAGTTTGCAGGGCGTTGTGTTCGAAAATTGGAAACAATGCGATTACGTTCCTGAACACGCTCGATTAGTTGGGTATGGCTTAGACTACGGATATAGAAACGACCCCACCGCGTTGGTTGCTATTCACTACGCTGATGGCGTTTACTACTTAGATGAGTTGATATACCAAACGGGGCTGCTCAACAAAGAGATTAGCAACAAAATGAAGGCGTTGAATGTAGACCCATATCAGTCTATTATCGCAGATAGTGCCGAGCCAAAGTCAAACGCAGAGTTGAGAATTGAGGGGTGGCGTATATTGGATGCAAAGAAAGGCGCTGACTCAGTTGTTTACGGTGTTTCACGTATGCAAGAACTTGATTTGCGAGTAACGAAACGAAGCCTGAATTTAATCAAAGAATTAAGGTTATACGTATGGGCAACTGATAGGGATGGAAGCGCAACGAACAAGCCTATTGATGCGTATAACCATGCTTTGGATGCGGTGCGATATTACTTTCAAACGGTTACATACGCTCCTGACACACCGCGAATGATTTGGTAAACAAACGCTAATTAAGTACGTTATAAGTATGGCAACGATTCAAGACGTATATCGCAGACAAGGGACAGCAACGAGAGTGTTGAATACCGAAATCAAAAAGGAGATTATACGCCAAAATGCAGTTGATACGGGTCGAATGAAAAACGTTTCAAAGATTGTGCAGTTGAAGTGGAATGAAGACACCGATTCAGTTAGTTACTATATTGATTCCACGTTCTATTTTCATGGAATAGGGCTTGATGGTAAAAAATGGGCAGAAGGTGGCGTTGATGTTCGGAGGGCAAAGAAATGGATGGGGGGAACAATACCGCGAAACATATCCGAGGCGTTTAGTAAGCGTGAAAAGGTAGTGGAGCAAATAGATAAATTGATAGAGATAATTTTTGAGTATAGAATAGACCAACAATTTCAATAATGGCAGTTACATTAATTAGTTCACCAGAGGTTTTTCACCCCGCTTACAATCAATCTTATTTCGTGTTTGATTCAGATGATTCGGCAGAAAACGGATTTAGATATGTAGTTGATGTCATTGTAAGCAGCGCAGTTGTGGCTACATACAAAATACGTCCTTTGCCGAATACGTTGTATGGTGAGGTGGACATTG